GATGGTGATTGGGACGATATTCTCTCACCTGATGACATCGAAGAATACTACGAAAGAAGACAATATGAGAAAATGATGCGACGATAACTTATAATTAAATCAGTTGCATTTTCCCAACTTGGATTCATTCACCATTGGTCAACATGTCTCCTACGATAACATCCAAGGGTATGTCACTTTCATCTCAGAAAGATACATCACCGTCTGCATCAGAGAGTATCAGAAACCTCCAGAGATTGCAGCATATGCTAGACAACAACTCAACCAGGTCTGTGTATGTGTTTTCTCCGAAGATTGGAACCGTGTAGTACTGACCGATGCAAAATAATACCACTATTATAGAACAACTCCTCTACATCAAACTAACACTCAAGGAGACAACTTCAATCATGTGGGAAAACTTTCGTGATGCAATCATCAGAGAACGTGAAAAGAACCGTAGAAACAGGTAAGTGATACTTTTCCACAATAAATGCGGAAATTGTGGAAATGTGGAAAAAAACCTATTTGTGTGTTTTATTCCCCTTAAATGTTCTCTCACGATGTAGTCTTAGCACGCTTCCTAACAGATGTCAACCTCTCTCAGATCACCTCCGAAAGTGTCACAAACCCCCTATTGACAAAATCTCACAAACCCTGTATAATAACCATGTAAGGGTTCAGAAACAGGTTCTAAGTCCAATGCAAACAATCACAGGTCCTCCTAAGTATCAACAACTCTTAGAGAGTTACTATCAACAACAGTGTTCCATTGATGATGGAATAGCACTGTTTCAGTTCTTGTTAGATACTGACCAATGTTGGGACTGTGATATACTTTCCCATACTGCCAGTTACTTACTAGCAGAGGGATACTGTTATTATGTTTATTGTCCCTAAATCACAGCACCCATGCAGTATCTAATCTACGACAATTCACAGACCCTCAGAGGTACTTTCAACAGCATCTATGACATGGAAAGGTATATCGATGGGGTTCGGAATGACCTGGGAGATAGTTACCCAAACACTCCGAGAATGTCGCCCTTCGATTATATCAAGTCGATAGGATGGCAGTGGGAATGTGTTGACAACTATGCCACACAGGGTGTATAATAGGAGGGTATATGGGGGGCACTATGTAACACCTACTTGACAGTTATTAAATGTTAAATAGGCAGTTAAATTAGCCCCCTTAAATGTTAAAAACGGCCACTACCCTAACCTACAAAGGTTCCCAGACGCCCTAGATATTATTCGAGTATTACTCACGGGCGTATATAAAAAAATTTCTGAGGTAAAAAATGGACTCCAAGACCCGCATAGAGAGGCAAGACACGAGGGTATGGGCGATTGAGCAGTTATTGAGAGAGGAGGGTTTCTTGGACCCCAGGATGTATGAGTGTGCAGATTATTATGCGAGTGGATATGCATCGCATAATACAAAAGATCTATATACACTATGGGAAGAGTGGAAAGCAGATAATCCCTCAGATAACCCTCAGGTAATTAATAGGTTATAGAGTTATGTCTCACAGGTTCGTTACAGAATTGATGGAAGATGATTTTGGAGATTTGATTCTTCCAATTCCGTATGAGGTATGTGAGGAGTTAGGATGGGATGTAGGATGTGAGTTAGACTATGAGGTCAACGGAGATAGTTTTATTATCAAGAAGGTAAAAAAAGATGAGTGAATATGATAAATGGGAGGATAATGCAGAAGCGCACGAGGGACTACGATTGTGTCTGATTACCCTCTCAGAGCGTCTAGAACGGGTCGAAAAGGCGGTAACCACTATAGCAGGTCTACTAGATGCAAAATGGGACATTATGTGGTATGATGGGAGCGATCCACAATCTTTAAAACAGGAGGAATCACATGGCGAAAATGAAGAAGTCTCTGACGGGACAGAACATGATCGAATCAATTCCGAAAAAGACGCGCCAGGGTAACGGTCAGCACACGAAGTACGCATCTACAAGTCGGAACAATGCAAAGAAGCGTTATCGGGGGCAAGGGCGCTAAATAACAGTGTTCAGTTTATAAGTTAAATGGCACTTAAAGAGGTAACTGGTGCTGACATTGCTATATCAAAGGGATTCAAAGATATCAAGATTGGTTTTGATGTGAATCCCTTTACTAAAGATGTTAGTGCTGTTAGAGATGATAATGCTATTAAGCAAGCAATCAAGAATCTAGTTCTAACGGTTCCTGGTGAGAGACCATTTAACACGTCCATTGGTTCTGCGGTCAATGAATTACTGTTTGAACCAATGGATGAATTAATTGGTGATGCATTACAAGATGAAATCGCTTCGACGATCAACAAGTTTGAACCACGAGTATCACTTATCAATACATTGATTGAACCAGACTATGAAGATGGTAGTTATGGAGTTACGGTCAATTATCGTATCGTTGGTTTACCATTAGTTGAAAGTGTTAGTTTCGTATTACAGAGACCCCAATAATGCAACCTAATAATTTAACCGCACTAGATTTCAATGATATCAAGGAATCTATCAAAGCATATTTGAGAACTAGAGATGAGTTCACAGATTATGACTTTGAAGGTTCTAGTTTAGCGTATCTGATTGATATTCTAGCGTATAATACGTACTACACTGCGTTCAACGCTAATATGGCAATGAACGAAGCATTCTTAACGAGTGCTACAGTTCGTGATAATATCGTTAATATTGCAAAATTACTAAATTATGTGCCAAAGTCGGTTACATCACCGATTGCACATGTAAAGTTAGAAATCAATACTGTTGGTATTAATGGAGTATATCCAACTAGTATAACCTTGAAGAAGGGTGCAGTTGCAACGGGCGGCAATTATATCTGGAATTTGCTGGCAGATGTTACAGTTGAACCCAATCCGTCTACAGGAGTGGCGACATTTGAAAATTTGACGTTTAAGGAAGGCAATATTATGACCTTCTCTTATGTTGTTAATACTTTTGCATCTCAGGTTTATAAGATTCCTAGTCCTGATGCGGACATGAGCACCCTTACGGTAAAAGTAAAACCCAACGAATCATCCACAACATCGGATACTTACAGTAGAGTTGACAATGTAACCAACTTAACTGCTAATTCTAGGATTTATTTCCTCTCAGAAGGTGAGGATATGCGCTATGAGATCAAGTTTGGTGATGATTCTATTGGTAGATCTCTTAAAGATGGTGAAGTTGTTATCTTAGAATACCTTACGACACAAGGTTCTGCGGCAAATGACACCAATAAGTTGACTTTTAAGGGTATTGTAGAGGATTCTAACAGTCGCAGATATGCTGCAAATACAATTGATCTTGAAATTACTACTAGTGCATTTGGTGGATCTGATCCTGAAAGCGTAGAATCTATCAAATATAATGCTCCTCGCTTCTATTCCGCGCAATATCGCGCAGTTACCGCGCAAGATTATGCTATTTTAACCAAAAAAGTGTATGACAACGCAAAATCTGTCGTTGCATACGGTGGAGACTCGTTAAATCCGCCAATTTACGGTAAAGTTTACATCGCAGTACAGACAAAATCGGGTTCTTTGCTCAATGATGCGACTAAAAAGTCAATTTCTTCCGATTTGAGACAGTATGCGATGGCATCTATTGATCCAGTGATCATTGATCCTGAAGATATTTACATCTATAACAAGATTTTTGTTCAATATGATACTGGATGCGGAGATAATACTACCACAATCAAGACAGATGTCCAAAATGGTATCAATGAGTGGGCAGCGCAGACAGAAATCAACAATTTTAACTCAACTTTCCGCTCACAATCGTTTGAAAAGGCGATTACATTGTCTTCTAAGTGTGTTGCAGACGTTTCTTTGCAGACAACAGTTGTTAGATACGTCAAACCTGTCACAAATCAAACAAATACTTACGTTGTTGCGACTGGATCTCCGCTTTATAACTCAGCACCTTCTCAACTTTCTGCAACTGACGGAGCAAAAGAACCTATTTTGCTCTCTGGAACGTTTAGAACCGCAGATCGTCCTGGTGTAGACCAACAATTTGAAGATGATGGTTTTGGTAATCTTAGAATGTTCTATAATACGGGAACTAGAAAGGTTGTTACCAATGCTACTGCGGGAACAGTGAACTATGACAATGGTGAAATTGCATTTGGACCAATTAATTTGATTGGTGCTGGCACTAATATTGCAGAAACTGCTGTTAATATTACAAATAGTGTTTCTGGTGAGGGAACTATCACAGATCCTGATAATTTACCATCTAACTTGCAGATTCCAGTTCAATTTATTCCAGCAAACTCTTCTTCAATTCCTGCAGCAACTCCTGGAACAGTTATCAACATCATTTCTCCCGAAGTTACGATTGCCCCAGTAGGTTCTACACCTCCTGCATCAATCCCTCTAAATAGTTTGACACCAACGATTTTCGACCAAACACCTACGACGGTTTCGGTCGCTGATGTTGCCAACGGTGGCACTTTAAACGTCTGATTGTATTAAAAAATAAGAGATGAACATCAACAAAGTATCTCAATCGATTGCCCAACAGACTCCAGAGTTTATTGAGGAGCAATATCCTCTGTTTAATAGATTTCTGGAGTACTACTATCAGTCTCAAGAAAAAACAGGTGCTGGTCAAAATATCATTAACAACTTTTTAAGTTATCTTGATATTGATAAGTTAGATATTAGTATTTTAGATGGCAAAACTAAAATCGTTGAACCGATTTCTGATAAGTCAACAAAAATCGTTGTAGAAAGTGTTGAGTCTTTCTTAGAAAGCAATGGATCCATCATGATTGGTGATGAGGTCATTTATTATGAAGACGTAACAAGTGCTCCTAACATTGCTCTTAGCCCTGGTGTGTCTTATGACCAGGTAAAGTTGAAGTGGACAACTCTTCAGTCTCCGATTGATGATTTCAACGGGACTGATACTAATTTTGAATTAGTATCCCAGAATAATCCTATTGCACCTCCTTCTGCACAGCATTTGATTGTTAGTCTGTATGGAGAGGTTTTAATTCCTGGAGTTGATTACACTATTGCAGGAACTCAGATTGCATTTACCACTGCACCTAGAACTAAACTGCCTTCTGATGATGTTTCTCAAACCTATATTACTTATCTTGACGGATTTATTGAAAATAGTATTGTTGCATTAGATAATATCTCATCTTCTTTTGGAGACGGTAAAACTTCGTTTAAATTAACTAGAAATAGCGAAAAATATGAACCCACTGTTGATGAATATTTGATTGCAGTTTATGATAAACGTCTTTTAAGTCCTAGGGTAGATTTTTTCATTGATAGTGATACTTTTATCTTTAATGTTGCTCCTACCAATGGTAGAACTCTTTCCCTGTACTCGATTGAAGCGCCAATCCCTTCATTTGGATCTGGTGCTAAAGCATTTGCTCGTGTAGACAATGATGGTCAACTGACTTCTATTAAAGTTGAAGAAGGTGGTTCGCAATATCGTTTTGAATATCCACCCCAAGTTTCCATCAATAGTGAAAATGGTGAAGGTGGATCTGCTAGATCACTTGTCAATGGTCTAAAAAATATTTCTCTTCTTTCTGGTGGTAAAGGATATAGTTCCACCAATCCTCCTGTTGTTCAAGTACAGACACCCACAAAAACTGGTGCTGTTGCTGCAACTGCTACGGCAACAGTAAGTAATGGTGAAATTACAAGTCTAACTCTTACAAGTTCTGGTTCTGGATATACATTTACTCCTAGAATTACTTTTAAGCAACCTGGTGGTGCTAAAATTGGTGATATTACTATCGTTAGTGGATCTATTAGTGGCACAATTCCTATTGCAGACAAAGGTTTTGGTTATACTACTCCTCCTGCGGTTTACATTGATGAACCTACTGGACTTAATGGAATTAGAGCTAGTTTTACCACTACAATTTCCGATACAGGTGAACTCACTGGCATTACAGTAGCTAATGCTGGACAAGGTTATGAGACCACACCCAGAATTGCAATTATTGATCCAGTTGGTGCTCAAGTCTTAGAAACAAAGGTAGATTCTAATGGAAGAGTAGTTGGTATTGAACTTTTGAGTGGTGGTAGCGGATATGATGAAGTTCCCTCTGTTTATATTGTTGATACCCGAGTAGATGGTCAAGGTAACTATTCTGGTGGTGAAGGAGCAAAAGCTGTTGCGTCTATTTTTAACGGCGCGATTACCGATATCAATGTTACAGATTTTGGTGCTGGATATAGTGCAGATGCACCTCCTAAAATTGTTATTCAATCTCCACCCTCTGCAGAAGCATCTGCTGAAGTTGGTTTGAGTGAAGTTACTGGATTTTTAATTCAAAAACCTGGCGAAGATTATGACAAAGCGGCATTTGTTGGATGTGCCAGAGCCGCAAGTGGCATAACTTCTTATACTGAAACTGGCAATGCCCAGTTTTCCAATAATACTACTGCACAATCTGCTGCAGTTGATACCGAAGTAAAATGTTTAGACTCATTGTTTATCAAGAGACTCCTTGATAAGTATACTGAACAATTCCTTCCTGATGTCCCCGAACTCGATTATAAAAAAATCGATGTTCGTAATGCAATTAAGTCTATTAAAGATTTTTATTCATCAAAGGGAACATCTTTTAGTATTGCGTATTTGTTTAAACTTCTTTATGGTGAGACCGTTTCAATCTCATATCCTAAAGATCAGATTATTAAACCTTCTGCCGCTACTTGGTCGATTGACACGATTCTTCGTGCCACTTTAGTAAGTGGCAATCCTCAGGATATTAGAGATGCTTTAATTGTTCAAGAAGCAGATATTGCGGATCCTAATGTTTTGGCAGCAAGTGCTTTAGTTGAAAATTATATTTCTATTAAAACATCTGATGTAGAAATTTTTGAACTTGTTTTGTCTGAAGAGACTATTCAGGGATCATTTACAGTTCCTTATAAAACTCGTCTTGCAGAACCACTGAATACTACAGAAAGTATTATTACTGTTGACTCAACAATTGGTTGGCCCGAAAGAAACGGCGAATTTGTAATTGGATCTGGATCTTCTGCTGAAGTAGTTCAATATAAAGAAAAGTCTCTTAACCAGTTTATTGAATGTACACGTTCGGTCAATGGTATTGTAGAAGATTGGGATTCTGCTACAGAAATTACTTCTAACTTTACTGTTTTCTTGAATAAAGACACTCCTCAAGAAGTAGTAATGAATATTGTTGGTATTGTTGATGCTCAACAAACCACACTTACTGATACTGGTTCTTATTACTTACCTGGTGATAAACTGACAGTTTCTAAACTGGGTGGCACAGGCACATCTTCTCAGTTAACTACTTGGTTGTATAATGTTAAAAAACTAATTGAAGTAGAGAGCATTACTTTTGGTGGTGTTAATAATCAATCCGCAACAGTTACTTGTTCTAATCCTCATGGTCTGTTGGTTGGTGATCAGGTCACAGTATATGGTGCAAACCCAATCTTGTTCAATGGAACGTTCCTTGTAACATCTAGAGATAGCACTACAGTTTTCCAATATCAACTCCCTCAACCTGCAACCACTATTCCTCAGGGCAATATTCTTGTTTCTATTGACTTGAATAAAGGTAAGTCTGATAATACTGCTGTATTTAATGCCATCAGCCCATATACTACCAATATTCAAAATACATTCTTTAATGATAATTATGTTTACGTTGCATCCACTGGTATTCCAAACTATAATATTGGACCTTTCCCTGGATCTGCATTGCTTCCTGGAAACCAGCGTAAACTGAATAGATTCCCAGTAGTTTCAACAACCATTTCTACAAAAAATAGTATTTCTCCTGGACCTATTGGAACTTGGGTAAATGGTGTCTCTGCTTGGTCGTATAAGTCTTCTCTTACTAAAACTTTCGGTGCTGTTACTGCGATTAACATCCCAAATAAAGGAAAGGGATATGATGCTGCAAATCCTCCTGTAATTACAATTTCTGGTGGTGGTGGTAATGGTGCAACTGCATCGGTAACAGTTGACGGTGCTCTTAGTGAAATTACTGTTGATAGTGGTGGTAGTGGATATACATCTTCTCCCTTGGTCTCTATCGTTGGTGGAGGCGGTTCTGGTGCCTCTGCAACAGCAATCATTACCAAAGGTGTCGTTTCTCAGGTTTTGATTAATGAGGGCGGTTCTGGATACACCTCACAACCTTCTATTACTATTGTTGGTGGCGGTGGTAATGGTGCAACAGGTACTGCTTCGGTAAGAGGACCTATTAAAGAGGTTGAAATCACTGCTGGTGGTGCTTCTTATACCTCTACTCCAACAGTAACTCTTAGTTCTGGTTCTGGAGCAGTTGCTCAACCTATTGTTAATGATGGCAAAATTATCTCCATTGCTATTATTTCTGCTGGTTCTGGATACACTACTGCACCTGAGGTTCAAATTCAAGGTGATGGTTTTGGTGCAGTTGCTAGAGCAACCATCGATACTGATGGTGAGAATGCAGGTAAAGTTACTGGAATTACTATTATTAACAGGGGTGTTGGATATACTCAGGGACAGACTTTAATCAATTTAACTTCTGTAGGTCAAGATGCAACTTTCTCAGCCGAAGTATTTAAATGGACATATAACCTACAGGAAACAAATGACCTAGATTCTGCTAAAGGATTTGTTTCTGAAGGTTATAATACCCAATATGGCGGTGAGTATGCACACCTGTCTAACCCACAAAGACTTAGATACATTCTTGGTGATAACTTATTTGAAAATACCTCTGGCACTATTCTGGAAAGAGATGAGCAGTTAACACACTCTCCTATTATTGGTTGGGCATTCGATGGCAATCCCATTTATGGTCCTTATGGTTATACTGATCCCACTGATCAAGGATCTGAAATTATCAGAATGAGATCTTCTTATGCTCTTAAGACTGAATTGGTTCAGGATGATCAAACTAATCCATATCCCGTAAGAACAGATGGTCCTCTGTTAACAGACGAACCTGCTGGTAGATTTGTTGAAGACTATAAGTATTCTTTTAATTCAGGAGATCTGGATCAGTACAATGGACGTTTTTGTAAAACTCCCGATTATCCTAATGGTAGATATTGCTATTTCGTAACTATTGATGCTACTGAAGCGGGCAATCCTGTATTTCCATATGTTCTTGGACCCAGCTTCAACTCTGTTGTTGATAAATGGAACTTGAGTAGTGATGCTGTTCAGCAGAATATTCCCACTGGAGTTGTTCGTTATCGCGATCCTTATGAAAATGTTGATATCGACGTTGAGAGAGCACCTAACGCTTCAACAAACGCTCTGACCTTGGAGAATGGTGATATTCTTCTGTTTGAGGTTGAAGATGAAGATAGAAGTGGTGTTATTGACCAAGCAGAGATTGATGATCCCGATCAGATGTTTGAAGAGTCTCCTCTGCAACTCTTTGATTATTTCCCCAAGGTAAAATTTGATTCTAAAGTTGATATTGAAGTTGAAACTACTACTAAGTTTGAAAATGCCTCGGTAACAGGATTTACAATTGAAAATGCTGGTAAGTCTTATCAGGTAGATGATCGTCTCGTATTTGATAATACTGATACTGATGGAACTGGTGTTTCTGCTAGAATTTCTAGAATCAAAGGCGAAGCTATTGAATCGTATAGTTTTGAAAGTATTAGTGGTATTAACTATGGCGTTTTAACAACTGTAGATCCTCATAACTTGATTGTAGGTGATTCGGTGTTTGTTGATTATACTCCTGTTATGGACAATACTAACAAACAATATGTTGTTAGACAATATAAGGGTATTGAAGAAATTGTAATCGATCAAACTGGTTCTGGTTATAATGAAGATATTCCTCCTGTAATTACTATTGATAGTGCATCTGGTCAAGATGGTAGTTTAGAAGCAGTTGTTGATGCTGTTGGTGCCATTAAGAAAGTAAATATTATTAATTCTGGTTCTGGATACACTAGCAATCCTAGAGTTATTCTCTCTCATCCCCAGATCTTTAAAAAGGCAGACTACTATGTTTCCCTCATCAACAACAATAATTATGTAAAAATTAATGACGTTTTTGTCAATACAGCGAAAGAAGTATTTGTATGTGGTAAAACAAAAGACTCCTCTGATAATGTTGTTGCATTTTTAGCAAAACTTTCTGCAACAGGTGTCAAAGAGTGGGAAAAAACTCTAGAACTTGGAACAGGTCAACAATATGCAGAATTCCAAAAGGTCTTTGTTGATGGAAATAACATTTGGGTAGTTGGTAATAATCAACCGAATAGCAGCATTCTCGATTCTTATAATCCTGATATTATTCTTGCTAAGTATACTCAAGCAGATAATGGTCTTAGTGCTACACTGACATTCCAGAAAGGATATGCTGGTATTTCTGGTAGCTCTCGTTCCGATAACGTTACCTCATTGGTTCAGTACTCCTCTACCAGATTCTTGATTGGTGGATATACTGATACAAACTCAGCAAATCCCTATGATGCATTCTTAGCATCTATTGATACTAGTGGTAATTTCTCCGTAAAGCGTAAGTTTGCTTCTTCAGGGAAATCTGAAAAAATCTTAGATGTGATTGTTAACGGAACTGATGTTTATTTCATCATGGAAGTTGCTACATCACAGAATGAAAATGATATTGATATTGCTGTTGGTAAGGCATCTATTGGAACTTCTGCTATTACAACCTCTTGGATCAAAACTTATCCCAATTCACTGTATTCAATGTTGAATGCAAGTCTGTGTATTGATGAGTTTAATGAAATTTACATGGTTGCAAATTGTCGTCTGAAGTCCGATGACACGACCAGAGATAGTGTATGGGTAGGTAAAATTGATACTGATGGCGATCTGATCTGGAATTATCGTTATGTTGCTTCTGGCAGAGAAGTTAGCATGATTGGTAATTCCGAGATTGATATTTTCGGTGACTTAAATATTGGTTTCACTAGAGATGATCAGACAACAGGTAAGAAAACTGTAGATACTCTGAAAATTGGATATGATGGTAAGATTAAAAATCATACTACAAATGATTTTGATGAGGCGAATATTGAAGGTATTACTGCACATTCTCTCGCTGTAGATGAATCGGGTGATGTCCATGTTGTTGGACAAATTTCCTGGAATCGCAATGAATTCATCTTCCCATTTACCACAGGTTCTACTACAACTGATACGACTACACATTATACTTTAACTACGGCATCTACAGGAAGTTCTTTAGATTACGATGGTGGATTTGCAAAAATTTATGGATATCAAACAGGTCAGAGTACTTGGACTCAAGGTAATCTGAAAGTTACTGGAACTCAACTTAGTAATAAGTTGGATTCGGATTTCCTCATTGAAATGCAGATCTTTAAGGATACTTCCTTCACATCTCTTTCTGGAATTACTGAGAATACATTACTGTCTATCGGTGATGCTGCTGATGGCACGGGTGGTCTTTGGTTATACTATGATCTTGCTGACGGTAAACTTGCATTAGTTGTTACTAATAATTCCACTTCAATTAATTCTGGAACAGCAGTTAAGTCCACACAAACTACAATGTTTGCTGACGATACTTGGCAGTTCATTGGATTGAGAAAATCTGGAAATGCATTTAATGTATATGTTAATGGTATTTCAGTAATCACTGCAACTCTTGCAGATACTGACTTTGAGGATAAAGATCTTCTTATCGGTCAAGTTTCTGGTAGAGATGGAACTACAGGAACTTTCCGTGTAGATGAGCAGGGTCAATATATTCTTGATAATTTACGTTTAAGAAATAGAGCAGTTACTCCAACTGTTCCTAGTGATGTTACTGTTCTTCCTAGTGCCGATGATTTTGCTATCGATTATGATTGGACAGATGATAATTGGTTTACCGATTATCTTAATCGTTATGATTACATTGATTATGCTGGTTTTGGTATTAAGGTGGATAAAGATGCTGATGCTGCAAGACTTGGCGATACAGCAACTCAAACCAATACTGGTATTGCCTTTACAAGAACTGCTGTTACTCCTGTAACAGGATCTGCTTTAACTGTTAATACTAACGGTTATGATTTGGGTGCTGCTGGTTTGCAGTCACTCGATTTTGATGATGCGACAACTACAATGACTCAAGACTCTGAGACATTGACTTATACTCAGGATGTATGGAGTTCTAGAACTGCAACTGTTCCTTCACCAGGTTCTCAAAAACTGAAGGTAACTGCAGTTGTTAAAGATCGTTATTACTTTAAGGTAACTCCCACAACAAAAATTGATAACGTTCAAAGACTTACCATTAATCAGTCTTTCAACTTTACACTCAAATCTAAGTTGGTTCTCAAAAATGGTTCTAGCTTTGTTAATAGTGGTTACATTACTAAAATTGATGCTGAAAATAATTACATTTATCTTGCAGTAAATAATAACGAATGGTCGAATGATTTAAATACTGGTCGTTTAACTACCGAACAATTTAACGAGCAGAGTACTTATGGTATTACAGGTCCAATTCCTGCAGATACCAATGAGATTCTTGGATATAGATTTGCACAAGTAGAAAATACGACTCCTGGAACATTTGATATCGATCTTGCTGATTATGATGCTCCATCTTCTATCGGTGGAACTAATAACTTAGATGAATATGCTGTATTTAAACCTTACAGTGATGATGATTATTCCGTAAGAATTGATGAAATTTCTGGATCGTCTTCTTATATTGTTGGATCTGTTATTACTCTCGATTCGGGTAATGTATCATTTAACTCCGAATATTCTACAATTAATATTACTGGATTGACAGGTGTCACCAAGATTACTCTGATTGCAGATTTAACTAAGATTTTACAAGTTACTGCAGTTTCTAACAGTGATGAGGTTTACATCATCACAGGAACAAATCATTATTTAACACAAGGTGAGGTTGTTTATGTTGATGGAAACCCCTCTAGAGAAGTTAGTGGTGTTACCTATGATGAATATGATGGTGCTTTTGTTGTTGATTCTGTAATCAGTCCTCTTGAATTTACATATAAACTTCCTCAAAATGCAGTATCGTTACCTGCTACAACAGCAGGAAATGTGAGTGTATTTGTTAAGTCTCCGACTCTCAAGATGTACTATGGTCATCAGTATCTGTTTGACTTAAGTCACTCCACAATGGTTGGTGGTAATTTATCTTTCTCTAAAGATAATCTGTATAAATTGGAATATTCTTTCAACTCTATCGAACGTGTTGGAACTCCTGGTCTTACTGGAGAAGGTCAACCCACTCCTACAGTAAAACTTAAAGTGGATCGTGATATTGTCACAAATATTTCATATTATTTTGATCCTTCCAGAACTGGAGATGATTCTCCAGTTATTGCAGGAAGTTATCTTGACGTTGTAGATTCTCCATATCTTGGAACATTTGAAATTAGCAGTATTGCTGGCGCAACAATTACTCGTGGTGCGGACGTATTTAAGTTCCCACTTGTAAATGAACCTGAAGGGGATGCTGATATTAATAAAGCAAGTTATACAACTAGTTCTAAGAAAGCAGTTGGATCTATTGGTGCTATTAGAGTTGTTAATCCTGGTGGATTCTATACTAGACTTCCAATCGTTGATTCTATTCAATCGACTAGAAATATTGAACGTATTCAAATCAATGAACCTGGAACTGAATATGCAGTAGGTACTTACAATGGAGTTCCTATTGCTGGTGATGGTGAAGGTGGTTTAGTTCAAATTACTGTTGCTGATGGGCAAGATGATGAGGGTGTAACAATCCCTGGTCAGATTCAGTCTATTATTGTTACTTCTCCTGGTAAAGGATACACTACTGCTTCTATTGATATTGATTCTGTCGATGGTATTCTTGGATCTGGTCTTACTGGATCTGGAGCTGAGGTTGAAGTTATTATTCCTTCAAGTGGATCTGGTGCGTCTATTTTCACTAAAGGTGATCAAGTCGGTAAGATTAAGAAACTGAAGAATAATAACTTTGGTTATGATTATCCACATGACTATACTTTACGTCCTGAGATTACATTCCCCATCAATGCACAGTTAACATCTACTAGTATTCTGAGCAGTATTACCGTTACTGATCCTGGTTCTGGTTATTCTCAGGCACCTGCTGTTGTTATTACTGGTGGCGGTGGCACAGGTGCTGTCGCTGAATCCACAATTAAGAATGGTCGTTTAGATCAAATTATTATTAAAGATCCTGGTGCTGGTTATTCTTCGACACCTACAGTTTCTCTTAAATCATCTTTCAACTATGTTGTTAACCTTGATTTAGGTCTTCTGCAGTTTGCATTCCCACATGGCATTCAAAATGGTGCCGAAGTTACTCTCAGCGTTACTGACACTGGAGATGGAGCAGACTTCCCACTGTCCGCTGGTGCAGTTGGTCGTTTGAATGGAACTACAACTTATTATGCGATTGCTGGTACTGCAAATTCTCTTGAGGATGATCAATTAAAACTTGCAATTACTGCCGCTAACGCAGAACTTGGTGATGCGCTTACGTTTAGTAACGCAGGAACTGGGCGTCAAACAATATTAACTGAATCATTTGGTGGTGCTGCTGAAGCAAACGTTATTACATCTACTTTCCTTGAAGGTGAACTTGTCTATCAAGGTGATTCTTTGGATGTTGCAACTGCAACTGGTTATGTTTCTACAAATAGTGGTTGGCAGATTGGTCCCAGAATTATTAAGATTGTTGATTATACTGGAGATTTTGTCGAAGGGCAAAAGATTACTGGTGTTATCTCTAAGTCTTCAGGTACTATTAGTGATCTTAAGATTGCTAAGGGTGTTCTTGAAATTGGTTCTATTACCAAAACTACAGGTCAGTTTATCGATGACGTTGGTAAACCTTCTGAAATTATTCAGAAAATTCAAGACTCTTATTATTATCAAGACTTCTCTTACGCTGTTAAGTCTGCTGTTTCTATTGGCGAATGGAAAGAGATTCTTATTAAGAACGTTCACCCCGCTTCGTTCAAAGTATTTGGTGAACTTAATCTAAATGAATATGGTGTCGTTCCCAACAAAGAAACTTTCTTTGAATTAACTAAGTCTGTTGAACTTGCTCAAGAAGCAATTGTTCCTAATATTCAAAACTTTGCTCTTGTCGAACCAGTTTATTCTGAGTTTAATAATACTGAAGTCTTGTTCCGTCAAAAGAGACTGACCTCTTCTGAGAACATTTTGACTTCTGTTGTTCAACGTCTTGATGATATTTCGGATCTCTTTGATGGTGAAAGAATTGCATTCCCTCTGACAGTTGATGGTGATAATGTTGTTGCGAATGCTAATCAGTTGATGATCGTTCTTAATGGTGTTGTTCAAACACCTGGCACTGCATTTGAAATTCAAAATGACTCTATTGTCTTTGAAGAACCACCACAACCTCCTGCAAGTGTCAAGTATGTCAATATTACTATTAATCAGATTAATACAATTGCACTTGAGTTTACAAATATTAGTGGTATCTTCCCGCTTCCTGGAAACGTCCTGGTTGGAACCAGTTCTGCTGCAAGATTTAAAGTTACCACTGTTGTAGGTGATACAATCAATGGATATTACTTAGAAGGAACTCTTACTGCAAATGAATTAGTTACAGGTAATACAACTGGTTTCTCTGCTAACCTTGACACTAGTACTCCTATCACAAACTTAGGTCTCTTTGTATTTGGTGAAAAGGTAACAAACTTTAGCGGTGATACTGCAATTGTTGAACAGATTAACCTTGAAAGGGGTCAAGAAACTCCTATTGCAGATCTTCGCTATAACATTGGTGCAGCAACTACTGACATTGAAGTCATTTCTACAGCAGCTGGCGGTGGTCCCGTAGCAGCAGGAACATTTGTAGCAGGAACTAATTATCAAGTTGGTTCTGAGATTTTCCTTGTTAACACAGTTACAGATAATAATGATTCTACTACTCTTGGTGTAACTAGAGGTCAAAACGGAACTGCTGCAACTTCTCATCAGGAAAATCTTCCTATCTATGGAACTGCTATTTCAGTTACTAATGCTCTTACTTTAAGTAAGACTGCTGGAACATATCAATCTACTCCTGGTCTGTTCAACATTCAACTTAATGATGTTATTATTGGTGCTCAATCTGGTGTTGTTGCAACAGTAACATCCACCGCAGTTTATACTGATCCAACAACTAATGTAAATATCGGACAGGTTAATATTTCTCCTGGATCTTCGTTCTTTGGTCTACTGTTCAACAGAATTGCATCCCAAACTTATCCTAATGTCATTATTGACGACATTTCACAGTCTCAGGTTAATATTGTTGACTTTACTGATAACTCTACTGCATTCAACTCTAACTTCCCCGCTAATGAGCAGATCAACAACTATGTCATTCCTTATGACAATGCAACGGGTGATTTAACTGCTAATGAAATTATCCGTAACTATAAAGTCGAATATGGCAATAATGTAGGTGACTTCACGGCAAATGAGACGGGTATAGTTAGAAAACTTACTTTCACCGATAGTGTTGGTGATGGATTCTTTGCTGCTGGTCAAATCATTAGAACTCGTGATACTAAAGCGGAAGTTATTGGTTATAACCAAGCAAGAAAGACTGTTTATATTGGTAAAATTGGTCGTTCTAGGTCTAATGGTCAAGATTACTTCACTTGGACTTGGGAGCAAGGCGCTTATCTGAATACTTATAATAAAAAATATGGATCTGCATGTTTAGCATTATCTGCAGGTCTTGCTGATCATACATTTGTAAGTGGTGTTGCTGACGGAATTACTGCTGGTGGCGGCGCGACAGGTACTTATACTGCTGCAACTGGAACAACCTATAATCCTGCAACAGGGTCTTTGGTTCTTGAAATTGGTAACCACTCTCTGACAACTTCTAATACAGTTACGATTGCTGATAATGCGTTAACGTTTACTTGCGATCAAGACGGTAATTCTTCAAACAAAACTTATCCCCGTTCTACCGATCCTGCTTCAGGAACTGCACTTTCTATTACTGCAGTAACTTCAACAACTATCACAGTTGCTGCTGGAGCAGTTCCAATTGATGAGTATATTAGCACGCCATCTTCTAGTGAGTTTGCACTTGGAACTGGTGCATATACGATCGAATTCTGGGTCAAACCTCTTGCTGCTTCGATAACAGGAACCAAGACACTGCTCGATTTCCGTACTCAAGCAACAGAAGTTGCTGGTCGTGTATATCTTGAAGCTGCACAACTTCGTTATAATGTAAACGGTAGTGATTTAGTTACTTCTGGACTTACTACATTAAACAATAATACCTGGTATCATATTGCATTAGTTCGTTCTTCCACTACTCTCAAACTTTATATTGATGGTGTTGAAAGAGGATCTGGAACTGATTCCAACAACTACACCGCAAAACCACTTAGAATTGGTGGTGATTATGCGGGTGCAAATGAATTTGCTGGTTAT